AGTTCCAAAAATTCACAGGTGACATCGTGCACGATTTTGGTGCCATCCGTACCCTATCTGCGTGGATCCTCGAGACGTGCAGAGCGCCGTCGACGGCTACGTCGAGTCGGTGGAGAGCGGGCGCACCGTTGCCGGGCGTTGGATATACGCCGCCATGCGCCGATGGCGTTTGGATATGCAGCGCACCGACATCGTCATGCGTTGGGACGAGGTCGGCCAGATCGCGGAGCACTTCAGCCGGCTGACGCTTGTCGGCGATGACTCGGGCAAGACCTTCGAGCTGCACCCGTGGCAACTCTGGGTGATCGCCAATCTGTGGGGCTGGCGCTACGTCGAGGACGGTCGACGGCGCACGAAGCTCGCAATCCTTCAAGTCGCGCGCGGCAACGGCAAGACCACGCTCGCGGCGGGCCTCGCGCTCTGGGATTTGCTGCTCGGCGATGGTCGGCGCGTGCACGTCGTGGCCAACAACGAGGAGCAGGCCGCAATCTGTCTCGACACCGCCCGAACGATGATCCGCCGGCAGGCGCGGCCCGACGTGACGGTGCTCTGGGATCGCATCGAGCGCAAGACCGAGGATTGCCTGATGACTGGCCTGCCGGCGCTGGAGCGCGCACTGGACGGCTTGAATCCCTCGTTCTGGATCGCCGACGAGGCCGCAGAGTTCAAGGGCAGGTTCCTGACCAAACTCCTCACGACTGGCAGCAAGCGCAAGGAGTCGCTCGGGCTGATCATCACGACGCCAGGTGCGAACCCTGAGAACATCTACGGCGAGCTGGTGGCGAACGCCGAGAGCATCCTGCGGAACGAGATCGAGGATGACTCGGTGTTTGCCGCGCTGTACGGCATCGATCCCGCCGACACTCCAGACGATGAAGCCGCGTGGCCGAAGGCCAATCCTGCCATGCAGCACGGTCAACCTGACCGCGTCAGCCTGCGCCGTTCGTGGAACACGATGAAACGCAGCCCGCTCGGGCGCTCGGAGTTCCTGCGCTACCACTGCGCGCGCACGGACGAGAACACCGGCGGCTGGCTCGATATGCAGCTGTGGCCGGGCAACGAGACGCCAGACCTCGACCAGCTGCGCGGGAAGCCGGCGTGGATTGGCCTCGACCTGTCCAAGTCGCTCGACATGACGGCGCTCATGCTCGCCATCCCGCTGGAGGATGGCCGCGTGGCGCTCAAGGGCCACTACTGGTGGCCGTCGGCGGACGTGGCCCAGCGCGAACTGGATTACCGAATGCCCGTCCGAACGTGGGCCGCCGAGCGCCGCATCACCCTGACGCCGGGCCGTGAGATCGACTACGAGTCGGTGCGCGCGACGCTGAACCGCCTGCGCGATGAATACGACCTGCGCGCCGTCGGCTACGACTCATGGGGCAGCAAGTACCTCGTGGAGGTCTGCGAGGCCGACGGCATCCCGATGACGGCGTACCGCATGGGCATCGGCACCTTCGGCCCGGGCTGTCAGCTGTTCCAGAACCTCTGGGCAGGCGGCAAACTCGTCATCGGGGACGATCCAATCATGCGCCGCGCGTGCTCCGAGGCGATGGCGCAGCAGGATCGCAACGGCAACATCCGCCCGGTGAAGAGCCGCAAGAACTGCATCATCGATCCGCTCGTCTCCGCAGTCATCGCCATCCACTGCTGGGGCGGAAAGCGCGCGTCCTGCTACGAATCCGAATGACACAATTTCGCGGATTTTGCATTTGGAAGCGGACGGAATCGCGGCGGATCGCAACAGTTCGCGCGTGATCCGACAGATGCTCCAGCGCCTGTTCGTCGGCCCGTGGTCGAGCACCATCCTCGACCAAGGCGGTGGCACGATCCCGTTCGTCGGCCCGACCAACGCGCTGCGCTACACGCCCGTGTACCGCGCCGTGACGCTGATCGCCAACGACGTGGCGCGCATCGAGATCGAGGTGTCGAACAGCGGGGCGGATTCGCTGCTCCGCTCGCCGAGCCCGTACATGAGCGCGTTCGAGCTGCGCCGCGCGATGACGATGCAGGTGCTGCTGTACGGCAACGCATTCGCGGCCATCAACCGCACGCGCGGCGGGGAACTGCTCGAACTGATCCTGCTCGAAGCCGACAGCGTGTCGCTCGACCTCACTGGCCCGCGCCCGGTATATCGCACGCGCGCGTACGGCGATCTCGCGCCCGAGCAGGTGTTCCATCTCAAGGCGCCGAGCACCACGGGCCTCTGGGGCGAGTCGCCCGTCAACCTCTGCCGCACGTCGCTCCAGCTGATGGCGGCGCAGGAAGACATGGCGCTCAAGGCCTATTCGAACGCCGGCAACCCGAAGATCGCGCTCGTCCACCCGGGCCCGCTGTCGCTCGAAGCACGCCAGCGCATCATGGCCGACTACGAGGCGAGGCACGCCGGCACGTCGAACACCGGCAGGCCGCTGGTGCTTGCCGAGGGAATGCGCATCGAGCGCATCAGCTCGACGCTTGACGATGCGGGACTGCAAGCCGCGCGGCAGTACAGCGTCGGCGACGTCTCGCGCATCTACGGCGTGCCATCGTCCTACCTTTCCGAGAACGTCGGCCCGTCCTACGGCACCCTCGAGTGGTTGTCCCGTATGTACGTCGATGCGTGCCTGACGCAGTGGCTGACCTGCTGGCGCGCCGAGATCATCACGAAGCTCGCGACGCCGTTCGATTCGGTCGTGTTCGACACCGATGACCTCGTCCGTCCTGGCATGGCAGAGACGATGGCGGCGCTCCGAACCGCCGTCGAGGCCGGCTTCATGACGCGCAACGAGGCCCGCGAGGAGCTCGACATGGCACCGCTGCCCGGCCTCGATGAGCCGATCATCGCGCTCAACATGGGCACCGGCGGCGGGCAGACCAACATCGGCGATGACACCAGCGAGAACGCGGGGAGCCCCAATGATTTCTAGGCGCGACATCACCGCAACCGAGCAGAGCATCGACGGTCGCACCGTCGCCGGATACGCCGCCGTCTACGGTCAGGACAGCCGCGAGATCGTCGAGAACGGGCGCAAGTTCGTCGAGCGAATCGCGCCGGGCGCGTTCAACGACACGCTGTCGAGCGGCGCCGACGTGAAGCTCTACTACAACCACGACGTGTCGATGCCGCTCGCGCGGACGAAGTCGGGCACGCTCAAGCTCAAGTCGGATCGCAACGGCCTCGCGTTCAGCGCGACGTTGCCCGAAACGACGCTCGGCAACGACGTGCGCACGCTCTTGGAGCGCGGCGACCTGACCGGCGAGATGAGTTTCGGCTTCTACGTTGTCGAGGACAGCTGGAGCAAGGATCGCAGCCAGCGCCTCGTCAAGAAGGCGCAACTGGTCGAGGTCAGCCTCGTCCAGGACGCCGCATACCCCCAGACCAGTTCGAGCCTGCGGAGCGTCTCCGCGGCCTACATCGACGCCGCGAATCTGCGGCTCGCACTCCATTTCCGAAGGATGGCAGATCATGTCCGCTGAGCAGAACGAGCTCCATGAGCTTCAGAACATCACGCACCACTACCGCAAGTCTCTCGCCGCCTACGAGGCCCGCACCGGCCTGGCGCCGCAGCTGGTCGATAGCCGCGGCTCCGGCGAGGAGAAGCAGGCGTTCGCCCGCATGGACGCGGACCTCACCGCGATCGAGCTCCGCGCGCAGCTGAAGGCCGCCGAGGAGCGCCTCGCCAAGCTTGAGCGCGAGCCCGTGCTCGAGTCGCGCGCGCCGCGCGGCAAGGGCATCCCCGACCGCGCGAGCGCCGAGTACGCGCAGCGGTGGCTCACCGCGGCGGCCAGCGGCAACCACGCCGAGTTCCGCACCCTGATCGGTGGCGCGGACGGCACCACGGCCACCTCGAACGTCGCCCTGCCGTCGTACCTTGAGAACCGCATTATCGAGAAGCTCCAGCAGTCGAGCGTCCTCCGCAGCATCGCGAAGATCAGCACGATCGACTCGAAGCGCACCATCGCCGTCGAGAACGCCCTCCCCACGACCAGCCTGGTCGCTGAGAACGGCTCCGTCAGCGCGTCCGATCCGTCGTTCTCGACGCAGATCACCGTGATCCCGTTCAAGTACGTCACCGCCACCACCATGACGATGGAGTTCATGGAGGACGTTGTCGGCACCAACGGCATCGGCACCGGCATGGACTACGTCGCGCAGAAGATCGCCGCGTCGCTGGCGCTCAAGCTTGACGAGGCCTACACCATCGGCGCTGGTGGCACCGCCGAGCCGCAGGGCATCTGCGACGCCGGCGCGACTTCCCTTGCGGGCATCGTCACCCAGGGCGTGCAGCTCGCCGAGGACGCCGCCCCGACCGCGATCACGGCCGACAACCTGATCGACTGCTACTTCGCCGTCCAGCCCCAGTACCGCGCCTCGCCGCGGTTCCAGTGGCTCGTCAGCGACACCGTCGTGAAGACGGTCCGCAAGCTGAAGACCCTCGGCTCGACCGGCGACTACATCTGGACCACCTCGCCGAACGTCAACAGCC